GCATCTGCTGCAGGCTCAGCATCCGCATCTGCTGCAGGCTCAGCATCCGCATCTGCTGCAGGCTCAGCATCCGCATCTGCTGCAGGCTCAGCATCTGCATCTGCTGCAGGCTCAGCATCCGCATCTGCTGCAGGCTCAACCGCAGGCTCAACCGCAGGCTCAACCGCAGGCTCAACCGCAGGCTCAACCGCAACCCTTTTGCTTAAAGCATCAATTGCTTCTGTTAATTCATCTTTTTTATCTTCTTCAGCTTTACCTAATTGTTCTCGTAATAAAGCTTCAATTTTGACCGCATCCTCTTCATTAAGATACGCAAGTGCCGTTTTCACCATGTCTGTATTCACCTCCTTTTTGGATTTATTCTCCGTTTCTTTATTCAAACGATATCTATTCAAAAACCCGATTGTTTTCTCTACAGCATCAGGATTGTTAAGGAATTTATCTAGAAAAGATGTCATCTCCACAGACGGCCGCACGCTTTCAGAGAAAAATGGCATACCAAAGAATCCATCATTTGCCGCTGGATCATCAACCACATCAACAGAGAAAAGATCAGTAACACGAATAAACGACGGCAGCTCTTTACCATTTTTGTTTACCTTTCTCTTTTCTTTGTCCCAATAAATCACCATAGATGCTCCGAACATCTCTGGATCACTTTCAGCAAGATTAAGCACATACCCCGCAAGGTTACCGTCAGGTGTTTCAAATGCCGTCTTATCAATATAAAGATCCGCTCTAACAATATCTCCATCACGCCTAAAATTACGAACCCTGCCTAAAAACGTACCAAGAGCAGTACTGCTCATATTGGGATGCCCAAATCTTGATTTAATTCCCAACTTCGCTTTGTTACCCAATTTAATAACTGAATCAAGAGAGACATCATCAAATTCACCCCGCGCGTCTTTTGTCTCACCCTTTGTGACAACAGCAAATCCACTAATAACAGCAGATTCCCGATTAACTTTTACATTTCCAGCACGAGTAATATCAGTTCTAAATAAATCTTTTTTCATTTATTGCTCCTCTCTTCCAAGACCAGAGTCTTAGCTGTCTGCATTTGCTCCCTTACCATCACTTGAATTCTTCTCCGTATTGATTTCAAGCCCGCTCTCTTCACTTTTTTCTTGTTCTCTTTTTCTTTGCTCAAAACTTTCCTCCCAGGTTCCCCCTTGAGTCGAATATAAATCGGAGTAAGTGATGCTTCCTTTTCTTTATTATTCTCTAAACAAACCCATCATTTCTCTGTAAATCAAACAGCAAGCAAGACATCCACTGCTTTTTTCAAACATTATCCTTATCTCTTATTTTGATTTTATAAACATATTTTGATTAGCTGATATATAGGTTACCCTTTTTTCTAAAGCAGTTATTAAATCCAATACTCTAACAGTCATAGCATCTATTTCAGTCCTTGGTACAAAATCCCTTAAAGCACTCTGTGGTGTATGCATCTCTCTGTTTGTTAAATGATTAAACAACTTTGTATCAATAGAACTAACTCTACTTAAAATAATACCTAATAAAAATATTGCTATTGTAACTCCAACAGGGGTAACCCATCTTAAATTCCGCATAAAATCTTCCTTATTATTATTATTAAAGATTTCTGCCTGCATATTACGCCCCATTTTTTAATAATAAATACAAGTTTTACTTACGTGCGATATACGCTTTAGCGCCAGAAGTTCCATTGCTGAATAAATTACAATAAACACCTGTGTTATAAGGAATATTTAATTCAGGAGCAGATACAGTTTCTCTAGTTGCTGCCTTTAAACCCCATAATACAGTGCCTGTAGCATCTGTACCATCATATAAAATAGCCTCTGATGGCTCTAAACCCCCTGTTAATGTAAACGAAACTAAAATTCCATTTGCACTAGAAAAAGCTTGTCCATCATCTACCATCTGTTTTGGTATGCTCATTATTAATCCTCCTCCTCCTCTTCTTCTGTTTTGTCTTCTTTTGGCTCTTCTTTAGGAGGTCTGCCCTCTTGATCTGCAGGACTTAAATTACTATCTGTCCGCCCTCCAGGATGAACAGCAGATTGCTTATAACTTATAGGCACAGATACATCAAACAAATCCTTTTCCCCAGATGCAACCTCTTTAATTATTCTTGCTAATTCTGTCTTCTTATCCAACCTATAAGCTTTTTGTGTACTCTCCTTTGAGACCAGCCCTAATTTAGCTAAGTTAAAAATACCAGTTCTAAAATCAGCATCCTGGGTATTCAATGGATTAAAAACCATGTTAGGTAAAATTGTTAATGTACCAGGATTTCTCTTTACTATCTCAGAACATAAAGATTCCCAAAACCTTCTTATATGATTCTTTCTAATATTTTCAACCATCTGCTCAAAGTTAGCTATATTTAAATCTTTGATTTTTAGGTCTGTTCTTGGCGGAGATATAAAAATTCCAAATGCAATAAAAAGTTCTAAAATAGCCTCGATATATTTATCTGTACTCACTAAAGCCGCTACATCAGGTGTGATTATCTTCAAATCATAAAAATAAGGAAGGAATAACTGCAGCACACTGCCGCGTGTATCTTTAGTAATAATCTCTTGCGCCATTTCAATAGAAGATTTAGCTATCTTAGCTCCAGCAGAAGTATACTTAGCAGGCCTTGGCTGATTAATTAATCTGCCTTTCTCATCCTTAGCATCATTACCAATCTTCCAAACTAACAAATAATCAATAACTCCATCAATAATAGATAAATCAGCTGCTGTTAACCCTTTTCTTAATAACAAATTCTCAAATAAACCAACAAAAGGTGGTGTCGGATATAACCCCTGCCCAACACTTGTAGAACCATTATACACTAAAGTTGTATTATCTCCTGGAGTCCAATTATACTTTAAAGCAAACGCCTCTGTAGTATTCTTGCTGTTTGCTCCCATCTGTGGTAACTCAAGCCCTAAAAACCGAATATCAACACCACTTCCATTTGACAAATTTACATACTGAGAAGAAGATACGATCTTTTTCTGGTTCTCTGAAATCTTTAAAAAAATCTTCTCAGATACAAACCGAACATTATCCCGATCTAAAGCAATGCTTAATGGATTATGAATAGTCATTCTCACCGGAAGCTCATACCTTACTTTATCAACCTCTACTGTATCATACTCCCAGTCCAACACTCCCATCGCACTTAATAAACAATGCTTATAAATCCATTTGTTAATTTCATCAATACCAGGAAGTACATTCGGTACGCCTTTGTTAATATTAGCTGCCCAATGATCCCAAACTTTCTTCTCCTTCTCTATCTTTCTTATAGAACTATGAATTTTACCTTTTTTTACTTTATCAAAAATACGATTTAATAACCCTTCTTCAATGTTTAAAGGTACTTCCCACTCAAACCCATTCGCTCCAAACTCACCGCATCTATCAATTAAATAACGAAATATCCGGTCAGTATCGTACATCTCCCAGCTTTTACTTACTTGTGCGTGATATCCCTTTGGTATGCGAATATCAATAGCACGACCGTAATCAGTACGATTCCCCTTGAGAAATTCACCTTGAGATTTCTGCTCGTAATAAACTGTACCTTCCTGATACCCAAGCCACTTCACTCTCTGTCCGTACTCTGCTTTTACAAGTTCTTCGTTTTGAGATAATACATTTCTTGGCGTTGTAGACGAGGATATTTTGATAGGAGTTTTATTTGTTTTAGTACTGCTAACTTTTTTACCCATAATAAAAAGCCCATAAAAAAAGCTAGATTCTATACCCTATCTCTATCGATAAGATATAAAACCTAGCTGCAACCTGCTTGCCGGCTAAGATTTTTATATAACTTTTTTACCTATCTATCTAATTATACTATACTTTTGGAGATTTGTCAAGCACTTTGCTCAGCACTAAAAGATTCCACTAAATCCATCTCCTTACCTAAATAATTAACAGTAAAAATAATGCGATTAAATTTATTGTTTACAACCTTAATAGAGATCATGCCATTAGCAATTCCAACTTCCTTAATTAATTGCTCAATTAAATATTTTTTCTTATATTTCATCTAATAAAATCACCAGGAGAAGCTGCTCTTCTTCCCAATATCTGAAAAGGCATTTTATGATATTCAGGTACTGCAAACTCATAATCAATATCTTCCTCTTCTGTCTCAGGAAGATCTATGCCTTGATGCTTAAGTGACCATGCATAACAAAAACATCTATAAGCTTCTGGAATATGGCAGTCCATAGGAGTGAAAATAAGTGTGCTCTCCCCAACCTTCTTTCTCTTTTCATCATTAAATTCCTTAAGAAAATCCTCATCTTTGTATATTCTTATCTTATTCTGTACAAACATATTACAACCTATTTCTGTAGTCTTCTCCTTAATCCGTTCTGTTATTTCAACCAATTCTTCCCCCTCTACTCTATAACCAACAGTCATCCTCTTTTGAAATTCTACCATTATTACTCTATCTTCATAATGCTTACCAACAAACTCAGATCTCTTTGGATTTAACAAAGCTGTAGCAGGCGCTTTCCCCTCTGCAGAGCTGCAATCAATAGCAAGTATACTGCCCTTATAAAAATCTGCAATATAATCCATTATCTCAGCTTGATCATCAGGAATAACCTTATCTCTTAATACAATCCTACACACCAAATTCCATTTTTCCTTATAATAATAAAACGGTAAAATAACAGTCGGTTGTGTATAGCCAGTATCTATACCCATGATCATCTCTAATCCCTCTTCAGGTAACGATGGCAGATCATATAATACCTGCTCTGGAAGTAATCCAGAATACTCTTTACCTGAAATAGAAATAATCTGCATTTCATTCTTTAATAACGCACGATTATGCTCTACAGGAGTTGTATCAATACAATCTACAATAGCCTTCTCAGGCCAAACAGACCATAACGGCTCTGCATACTCAGCATCAACCTGCATTTTAAACTCATCTGCATTCAATCCACCATAAATCTGCGCGCAATCAAGCTTCGTCTGCTGATTGAAATATGGCTCTAATCTCCTGGAAATACGATATCTACAATCATAAAACTTCTTGATCTTGCCATCTAATTTCCTGAAAGGTGTACCTATCCTGCCATCAATACATCCATAAAACTTATCATGAGAACCACGCGGATCTTGCGCCCCTTGAAACTTGATCCAAGCGTGATGCACGTATGACTGCATCTCGTCGCCAAATCTCCAGTGAGGGTGTTTTCCTTGAATCATAATAGCTAATGGATCATCACCAGTAGAAATACCATAAGCTACGTGTCCATTCCTTAGCCTAATCTCATAGGTAGGAGTACGCGTTATTGAATCACGTGTTGTATTACTTGAACCTCTTAAAAAATACTTTAAATAAGGATTTAACTGAATATTGCTAATAACTTTTTCAGCTCTATCTTTAATATGCAGTTTTCTAAAGGTTGTTAATAACGACTCTTCATTAAATCTTGTAATTATAATTTGTGTCCACGCAAGTTCTAACCCAACTGAATTATGTACTATAATATCATTCGCTATAAAATTATGAGTGTTTTCTACTTCCAAGTCATATGTTTCTTCAATTCCTATATATTCTATTTTTTTTACTTGTTCCCAATGTATATCAGAATTAGCCATAATTATTAATTCTTCTGAATTAATTATCTCAGCATATTTTCTAAATATTTCTTTAGATATTCGACCTCCTCTATATCTAAAACGCTTATCCCTATCTTTAGGATTATCAATACCAGTATAATATAATCTGCCTAATCTTCGATAAGCAAATCCTTTTCTTTTTATTTCATATTTTAATTTATTCAAAAACTCATTAGGTAACAAACCTTCTTTATAATCAGATACATGTTTAAGAGTTGCAACAAGCTCCCTCTTCTTTAACTCGTGTAATCTTTTCCATCCAGCTCCTGTCAAAAACCTATGATCAGCACTTGCTTTTATCTCTTTTGCACCTCTAAGACGTAGCTTATATACTTTTTTAAAGCCAGTGGAAAATACCTTCGCTTTCTCAGTAATAACTTTTCCATCTTTACCTAAAGAAGAAACTAAACATTGCTCTTTCTTATTATATAAATCTTTAATTGTATTATAAACACCATCTACACAACTCAATATCATTGTTGAACCTGCAAGACATTTTCCGAATGACCTTCCTCCTAGTACAACTGCATTTTTAGACAGTGCCTCTGAGTATTGATAATACCTTGTTTTATAATATTTACCCCAGAACTGAGGCATAAAAACATCACGAAATAAAACAGGGTTATCAAATAGAAAGTTAAAACAAAGAGCATCTTCTACTCTTCTATTTGCTGCTTTTTCTTTTGCAGATCTTCCCAAATCTTTAATTGTTTTTTCTCCCCTTGAGTAGTAAAATCATCCATTAACTTTCTTAAATCCATCTCTTCTTGCTCTATATCCCATGAAGGAGGGTTTGTCCCTGCTCCGCGCGCATTACGCGTCCATAACAAACCTTCGATAGATGTTCTTAAAGCAAAAGCCATATGATGCGGACTAATCTTCTTTTTAACTGTTAAATACCATAATTCTGGAGAGTAAACATAATAAACAGAATGCCCTTCAGCATCTAATTCTTTCTTAACAGCCCAATGAGGTAAGCCGCTTCCCTCAACAATTGTTTTACATTCCTGACACATAATCGAAAACTCACCAATATTCTTTTTAATCTGATCTTTAGCTAAATCAACCATATTCTGATGCATTGTAACAATATCAAGGCCTTCCTGCTTCTTAGCTTTTTGATTGTCTAACGCTGTATGCAGTTTAGAAATATGCTCAGATACTTTTATTAAATTCTTAGCTTCCTCAAAATCAATTGTCTCTTCATCTGCTCCATCAGCTTTTTTAATCTTCTTTCTTTTTCTTTCGTATATAATTCGTTGTCGATCTTGAAATGTCATCCAATAAAGCATTTCAAATAACAACGCAGAATCTTCATACCCTTTCTTTTTATAATCGTCATATAATTTCTTCAAGTATTTGGCTGAATTATACGTTTGATCGTATTTTTTAAAAGCATCTAAAAGCCGCTCAAAAGACTGAATTGGTAACGTGCCTGGCGCTATGCTTTCATCTAAATGATGAACGTCAGCATAATGTGCAGCAGCCTGCTCTTCTTCATATTCACTTAGAGATTTATTATCATTTTCTTCGGAAGGAACTAAGGGGGGTTCCTCTTCTGGATTTGTCAAAGCATCTGCATTTTTTGAATGCCCGTACTTATCAAAATCATCATCAGAAAAAATATTAGAAGTAGTATCTTTATCCATCTCTATTCAATTATATAACAAAATTGCAATAAAATCAACGAATTTCAATGATTATGGCTCACAATTGCATAAATTATCGCTCATTTCCAACTCTTTTACTAATTTTGTTACTTCCTTGCATATGCCAACCTCCTTCCCCTTATTTAAATACGCTTGCATATGTTGATACATTTCTTTTCTTAATGCATACGCTATTCTAAGTCTTTTATCAGTATCTTGATGGTCAACTAAAAAAGACTTTAAATCATCATCTGCATAATATGGTGACTTAACTAACCCTATTCTAAAAATTCTCAAAGAACCAATAGTTATCCTCTCAGGCTGTACCTGCAAATTATTTAATTTAATACATAAATAACGATAGTCCTGCTTCCAGTCTTCATAAGGTATCATCGGATCTATTCGTACTCTTACACGCCATCCTCTTTTAAGCAACGCATCAATAGCTCTCATCCGCTGTTCTAAGCTTGGCGCATTCCTTTCAAATCTTTGTGTCGCATACAAACCATTAATAGAAAAACTAATGATAACCTGATTTGTTGGTTCTAAATCCAATAGATTCTGTATGCAGTCAGATTTAGTTACAAATAATAAACAATGCTTCTTCTGCTGAGCAAATATAGGAATAAGAAATTTAGTGTTTTTATCAATGTCATCTGTAATCAAAGAATCAGATAACTCTCCTGCATTTAATATTAAGCTGCCCCCATTATGCTCTAGCCAAAACCTAAGATCTCTCTCCATATCATTCTTATTAATAAAAGAAGCCATGTTCAATCTTTTACTCTTTGTATCATACTGATGTCTAAATGTTATTTTCAAAAAACAATACGCACAATCATAAACACACCCGTTTCCTAAAGACAAAACCCAAAAGTATTTGCAGTGTATACCACGATGGATCTTAGTAAATTGATGTATAAACTCAGCACTCCTCCTCCTCCTTATAACTCTTGTCTGATCAATCATTCCAAATCCTCCAATGGGTTCCTTCCTCCAATATAGTCATCTTCCTTATCATTAACATCAATAGGATCCTCAATTACTGCTTCAACCTCTTTAGGAGCTTTAGTGGTTTTTGACTTAAGCTCTCCCGGTTTTGGCCGCTCCTTCCATCTGTCAGGATTTCTCTTTGTTGTCTTTATATTTAAAAAATCAGCTGGATTATACCTATACTCAATACCAGCCCTAACAAAAGAAATGTTATTATTCTTAACAATCTTATATAATGTACGTCTGCTAACATTCAACCATGTACACATCTCCCTAACTGATAAAAACATATTCTCCTTAACTTTCTGCTGAATACTTAATTCACTCATAACCAATCTCTCCTTTATTTTTATTACACAAACTCCATCTGCAGATCAGTCCCCCAACCAGCGCTTTTTAAATACGGAATTGTTATCTCTTTTATATACTTCTCAGAAAGCTCTATACCCACAAACTTTCTGCCTAATTTCTTAGCAACAACACCTGTCCTGCCAGTTCCAGTAAACGGATCCATAACAATGCCGCCTTGAGGACAGCCTGCTTTTATTATGTTTGATACCAATTCCCGTGGAAAACTCGCAAAATGATCTCCCCCAAACGGATCTGAATTCATCTTCCAAACACAACCTTTATTATGTTTATAATCTCCCACCCCAACAATCTGCTGCTCGAAATAATAATCCTTGCTTTTTGTAAAAAACAAAATCAATTCATAATCCACAAAAAATCTGTCTTTAACAGGCTCTGGAAACGGGTTGTTCTTGTGCCACACAATTTTATTTCTCAAATACCAACCTCTACCAGTCATCTCTATTGCTAACTTCTCTGGAATTAATAAATCACTTTTGTTCTCATACTTACTGCCAAGATTAATCCAGCACGTGCCTGTTAGCTTTAATGCTTTTTTGACTTGTTCAAATATATCTGCTAAATGCCCGATAAACATGTTCAAGTCCGGTTCCATCCCTAAAGAACCTCTCCACGCGTCACACCGCTTACACATTCTCCCTGAATCATACTTCTTGCTAAAAGCATCCTTGGTCATTGCCTGGACTTTCATGACTTGAGAACTTACCCCATGATGAGGAGCTGCAAATTTCTTGATAATCTCACCCCATTCATGCTCGCAATCTCCGTTATCATCCCAAACAATAGGCTCTATATCATACTCTCTCTTCCCAAAATAAGGCGGTGAAGTAACAACGCAATCTACTAATTGTGCAGAAAACTGCTGTAAAACCTTAAAAGCATCCCCCTGATACATAATACTATGCTTATCTCGATAGTACTGCTCCATTATTCATCCCTCATACAGTAACAAGGTGGGTTTTTACTCCCACACTCTCCGCAATAATCAACTAAGATTGTGTTTAACATTAATATCTTTTAAGCATATAGTATATGCATGAAACATATTTGCTCTGGGATTACATAACATCGGTAATCAATCCGTAGAAGCCGTCTGCTTTAGCAGACGGAGTAATCACATAACCAACAGAAATATAATCGTCCATTGCAATATCAAAAACATGCATCCCCCAATACATAAGATGTGGTGATCCTTGAGATAAAACCAATCCATCTGAATGATCAATGGCTGCCTGAAACTCTTTATATTGCTTACGTCCTAATAATAAAACATTAGGTAACATAGCTGCAGTTTGATGAAATTCATTTCTTACTTTATTAATTTTTTTAACTATATTTTCCTTATCATTGTTCATTTTTTCACCTCTCCTTATTTTTTATATTATTTTTATTTTAAAAAACACAATTTTTTATTCTTTTTCTTTTTTTGTTTCTGTTCATTAAGTAATAAATACCATCTTAATTGCTGCATTCCTATACGATAATATCCATCATCAAATAACTGAGGACGTCTTTCTCTTAGTTTTTCAAAACACGCCAACCCCTCTTCTACTAAACATATCGTATTACCCATTCTTTATTTCCCCCTGTTGACTATAACCAAAACCAACAAATATATAGTCATTTAAATTGACTTCTATAATACCCATTCCGCGATATTGCATATATTCCCCAAAATCAAAACAAAAATCAAAAGCAGATATTTTTTCTCTAAGATCTATATATTGTTTATGTCCTAATAATATAATATTAGGACATAAACTAGTAGTTTGGATAAAATTGTCTTTCATCTTATCAATTTTATTAACAATAAAAATATCTATATTACCCATATGTTAGTTACGCAAGGGGACTGAAGACTTTAGTCGTCAGGTGAATTGCGTATCCTCCTTTCTTTTTTAAAGTTTTTCTTGATTTTCTGTCAGACTTATGTTATATTTATATATATGAAAAACAGATATAAAATTTCAGCTGGTTGTGTTTATAATATTAATTATCATTTAGTATGGTGTCCTAAATATCGTAAGGCTGTATTGATTGATATTGTTGCTAAAGATCTTAAATTGTGTATAGAAAAGAAAGCGAAAGAACTTAATATTGAAATAGGTGGATTGGAAATAATGCCAGATCATATACATTTGTTTATTTCTACTAAACCAATATTTCCCGTACATTATATTGTTCAACAGTTTAAAGGATTTACTTCTCATGAATTGAGAAATAAATATGAACACCTGAGAAAAAAACTCCCTACTTTGTGGTCTCGTTCTTATTATGTTGGAACTGCTGGTTTTGTAAGTGACAGTGTTATTAAAAATTATATTGCTCACCAAAAGGGGAAATAAATGTTTAAGGTTTTTAAATACAAGCTTTATCCGACAAAAAACCAAATTTATTCCATTATATTCCAACTTAAAGGGCATCGTTTTTTGTACAACCAAGCCCTTGAGCAAAGAAAAAAGATTTATAAGGAAACAGGCAAAGGAATTAATTATACCACTCAAGCCACAACCCTTTTGCCAAAACTTAAAAAAGAAAACAAAAACCTTGTCCTTTGTAATTACAGTTCTCTTCAACAAACACTTCGTAAATTGGATAAATCTTTTAAATCTTTTTTCCATAGAATTAAATCTGGAGAAAAAGCTGGTTATCCACTGTTTAAATCTGCTGATAGATTTAATAGTATAATTTATGCCTCTCTTGGTGACGGGTGTCAAATAAAAGCTAATCGCCTTTACCTTCAAAATATTGGTTGTATTAAAGTTAAATGGCATAGACCTATTATTGGTAATATCAAAACTGTTACTGTTATCAGAAAAAATAATAAGTGGTATGCTTCTTTTGTTGTTGAATGCAAACCTAATTATCTTCCTAAAACTAATAAAAGTATTGGAATTGATGTTGGACTTAACCATTTTATTTCCACTAGTGATGGAATGCAAATTAGATCTCCTAAATACTTAAGGCAATCTGAAAGAAAACTTACTAAATCTCAAAGACAACTTTCTCATAAAAAAAATGGATCTAATCGCAGGAAAAAGGCTCGTATTCTTGTTGCTAAAAATCACGAAAAAGTTTCTAACCAAAGACTCGACTTTTGTCATAAAACCACATATTTTCTTGTTCAAAACTATGATGGATTTGCTGTAGAAAATCTTAATATAAAAAATATGAGTAAGAACAGATATCTTGCTAAAAGTATTTCTGACGCAGGATGGGGAATGTTCCTGAATATACTCAAATCCAAAGCTGAAAATGCTGGGAGAGGGTATAAAGAAATTGACCCTAAATGGACATCTCAAAAATGCTCTACCTGTGGAGAAATTGTTAAAAAATCGCTTGCTGTTAGAATGCATAATTGTCCTCATTGCGGGTTATCCCTTGATAGGGATATAAATGCAGCCCTAAATATTTTACAAAAGGCTTGGATTGAGCCTTCGTGGAGAGTTGCTAATTTAATACCACTCGTTGAAACGAGAAGCCGTCTGCTTT